ACGTTCGAGAAAGAACAAAATATGAAAGCAATTAAAGCATCTCGTGAATTTAGAGATGAATTTATGAAGCACATACCTAGCAATAAATCTATTAAATAAAAATCGAATAAGCCTATATATATAGGTTATTATTTATGAAAAGCAATATTATGAACGCAACAACTACACTTTCAAAAATTATGTCGCTATTAGGCATCGAAAAAGATGTTAACTTAAGCGGTGACGTTTATGGTAAATTAGAGAATGGCGATATCGTAGCAAGCGATTTCTTTGATGTAGGACACGTATTATTTGTTCTTGATGAAGCTGGTTCTAAGCTAAAAGCTAAAGACGGCGAATACAAATTATTGACTCCTGGTAACCAAACAGATGGTCCAACTACTTTTAGAGTTAAAGTTAAAGATTCAGTAATTGAACAAATGGACGAAATTAGAGAAGACGCAGAAGCTAAGAAACAACCAACCCTATCTAAAACAAACGGACTTGCTCCAAATACAAACCTTTCAAAACAAAATTTAGAATCTATGGATAATAAAATGAAAATGGAAGAGGTTGAAAAATTACAAGAACCTCTTAAAGATTTACCTGCTAGCGATAAAGACGCTATGAAAGCAGAAATCGAAGACATCAAGAAATCATTAGCCGCTTTACAAGAGGCTCTTGCTTCATTAATGAAAGAAAAAGAAGCAGAAATGGCTTCTCAAAAAGATGAAGGTATGAACGACGAGAAGAAAGCAGTTGAAAAAGAAGAAGAAATGTATGCTTACGGAAAGAACAACGAAGAGAAGCAACGCAAAGGTCTTGAAGCTAAAGGCTCTCAAAATCAAAACTTATCTGCTGTTAAAAATCAATTATTTAAAGGTGCTCCTGTTGAACCAACTAACACAGCAAATGTTAAGTTGAACACTCAATCAGTAGAAACCTCATTCGACAGAGTATTAAAACGTTTAGCTAACTAATCGTTTATCAATATTAACAAAAACTATTTTAAAACTATTTAAGAAATGGCAACAACTTTAAACATCACCAGCACGTATGCTGGTCAGTTCAGTGGCAAGTATATCGCAGCTGCGTTGTTATCAGCTCCTACTCTTGATAAGGGCTTCATCACAATTAAGCCAAACATCAAGTATAAGGACGTAATCAAAACTGTATCTACAGTTGGATTGGTAACTGACGCTACTTGTGATTTCGACGCTACTTCATCATTGTCTTTAGCTGAACAAATCCTTCAGCCTAAAGAATTACAAGTTAACTTACAACTTTGTAAAAAGACATTCCGTAGTGACTGGGAAGCAGTACAAATGGGTATCTCTGTTTATGACAATTTACCTCCTTCATTTACTGATTTCTTAATCGCTTATGCTGCTGGTAAAGTAGCTGAGGCAACTGAGCAATCAATTTGGTCAACTTCATCTGCTGTAAACGGAACATTCGAAGGTCTACCTTCATTAATCGAATCAGGCTCATCTGTAAAGATTTCTGGTTCTGCTACAATCACTTCAGCTTCAATCATCGCTGAATTAGGTAAGATTGTAGACGCTATCCCTTCAACTGTATATGGTAAAGAAGATACTGCTATCTACTTACCATCTAATATGGTTCGCGCTTACGAAAGAGCATTAGGTCAAAACAACTACCAATTCCAATCATTTGTTGGAACTAAGCCTTTGAATTTTGACGGAGTGCCTATCTATTACTGCCCTGGTTTACCAAGTTCAGTAGCAATCGCTGGTCAAAAATCAAACTTATTCTTTGGAACTGGTTTGATGAGCGATTCTAACGAAGTAGTAGTATTAGATACAAGCGAAACTTTAGGTGACCAGAACGTTCGTGTAATTATGCGTTACACAGCTGCTGTTCAGTATGGTATCGCTGGTGATATTGTTTCTTACAAAGTTCGCTAATAAAATATTTGAATAAAGGGGGGTTAATACCCCCCACATTCAAAAAAAAACTTTTAACTTAATTTAAATTATTTAACTATGCCTTGTAATATTTCAAAAGGTCTTCAGTTACAGTGTAAAGATAGTGTAGCCGGTATTCAAGCCGTTTACTTTATCAACTATCAAAACTTAGCTGTTACCGCATCAGCAGATGATGTAGTTACTGGTCTAGGTAGCGTTACAGCTTACAAATACGAAGTTAAGGGTGCTAATAACAACTTACAAGACAATATCAATTCGTCTCGTGATAACGGAACTACGTTCTTCGAACAAGTTGTAAACGTTCAATTCCAAAAATTGAGTGCTTCAACTTCTAAAGAACTTAAATTAATGGCTTATGGCCGTCCACAAATGGTTGTTCACACTTACGCAGGCGATGCCTTTTTAGTAGGTAAGAACAATGGTATGGAATTGACAGCTGGTAGTATTCAAACAGGAACCGCTTTAGGTGATTTGTATGGTTACACAGCTACATTCACAGGACAAGAGCAATTATATTCTCAGTTTATCACAGGTTCAACAGTTAGCAATCCTTTCGCAGGTATTTCTGGCGTTACTGTAGTAACTGGTTCAGCCGCTTAATTTATGGATTTGGGCAGGTAACTGCTTCACATATATATCTTATCTTGGCTTTAGGCAGTGTCTCATTTTGAGGCGCTGTCTTTTTTTTCACGTTGATAATGAAATACAAAAATAGGGTTATGGTGGTAAACGAATAAATTTGACCACGCTATTACCAAATACAACCAGCTCGCAGTCATTTAAATTACTGACGCGTGAATCTAGTAGCCAAACGCCGTTTTCTGTTAAACTCGAATTAGAGAATGAATACACGTATGTGCCTCAAACTATTATTCCCGCATCAGCTTCATACATAGATGATTGGTTAGTTATTACTGGTTCGTTTGATTTAGAAACTAATAATTTTTATAGTATTAAAGTTCATCAATACGTTGGTAGCACATTCGTAAAAGAATTATATAGAGGAGAAATATACGCTACAACTCAATCAGCAATTATACTTGATTCATCACCAATGGAAGGCTATGTTTCATCTGCCTCAGTTAACGAATATATAATATATTAATAATGGAAAATAAAAATAATATTAAAGTAGTAAATTTAAGTGGTGGTTATATCCAACCTCGTGTAAGTGAAAACACATTAGACAAGCGAGTAAAATGGATTAGCTATGGTATTGAGAGTGGGGATGATTTCTTTTCTACACTTACTATGCGTTATGAAGGTAGCCAAACAAATCAGGCTTGTATTAACTCACTTGCTGATATGATTTATGGTAAAGGTGTTAAGTCAAGAGGTGATAACGATGCTACCAGCGATTACCTATACACATTAACTACTGAGGCTGAATTAAAGAAAATAATTCTAGACTTTAAATTGTATGGTAACGCAGCAATTCAAATTACTTATAGCCCTGATAGAACCAGAATAATTGGTTTCTACCATTTACCTGTTGCTACATTAAGAGCAGAACGTGTAAATGATGATGGTGAAATATGTGCTTATTACTATTCACCTGATTGGGAAAATAAAAAAATAAAACCAACACGCATATGCGCATTTGGTTATTCAACAGATGAGGTAGAAGTGGCTTATATCAAGTCATATTCACCTATGAAATTCTATTATTCAACACCAGATTATTATTCTTGTATTCAATACTGCGCTGTAGAAGAGGAAATTTCAAATCTACACTTAAGTAACATTCGTAATGGATTTTTACCTACGTCGATTATTAACTTCAATAATGGTATGCCACCGATTGAAGAAAGAGCGGTTATTGAGAATGCTATTAGAAATTCATTTACAGGCACAAGTAACGCTGGTAAATTTATTCTTAGCTTTAATGAGAATCCAGAGTATGCCACCACTGTTAATCCCATTAGTATTCCTAATTTACATAATCAATATGAGATTATCGCGAAAGAAGCAGAAATAGCTATTATTAAAGCACACCGTATCACATCACCATTATTGTTAGGTATTAGAGACCAAAGTAAAGGTTTCTCTAGTAATGCTGATGAATTAAAAACATCATACGACTTGATGTATGCTTGGGTTATTAATCCAACACAACAAGAATTGTTAGCTGTTATAGAGCAATTACTTAACTATAATAATGTTGAAGCAGGTAATTTATATTTTATGCCATTAATTCCGTTTGGATTTATTGCTGAAATTACTGCTGACGCAGGTGCTAATGTAGCTCAACAAGTAATTAGTGATACTGATTTACCTGATATTGAGCAACCAGCTAAAGATGTAGCTGATGATGCTAGTGAGCCAGAAAGAACAAATGAGGAAATTGGATATGTTACACCTGATAATACTACAACATTATCACAACAAGAATTGATGGAAATGTCATCACATTTAAGACACCTAAACTATGTTTAACGGAATAATCCATAGCAAAGTATTATCTAAAATTGCCAGTCTAGAACTTGGTAGAAAAAAAGATATTGTAGCGGTTACTGACGAACGTGAAGTAGCTGAAGCAGTAGCTGATGGAATTAGAGATGCTATTGTGGATAATGGACACGTTCAATCAGGTAGATTATTTAACTCAATTTCAGTAGTAAAAAGTGGAGATGAATTTGAGGTTAAAGCAGTTGATTATGCCAAATACGTTAATGGTAGGGTAGTTGAAAATGGAGGACCAGGATTTATTAACGAAGGAATACAACAAGCACAAAGAGAATATCCACGCGAATTTATACAACCAATAATACAAACACCAGCATAAAATGAGCTTAAATATTTTATTTATAACAAGAGATGATTTAGTGAAAAGAACACCATTCGGGGGAAATATACAACCCGAAAAGTTAATACCACACGTTAAAACAGCACAAGATAAACATATGTTACCTATTTTAGGTACTGTATTGTTTGAATATTTACAACAACAAATTGCTGCTAATACTGTAAGTGGTGTTTACGTAGAATTACTTGATGATTATATCAAAGATTGTTTAGTTCATTATACTGCTGTTGAGGCATTACCTTTCCTATCTTACACATTTGCTAATAGCGGTGTAGTAAGAAATGTAGGTGAAGCATCACAAGCACCAACTAAAGTAGAAATTGACTTTTTGTTAGATAAAGAACTACAATCAGCACAATTCTATGCTCAACGTTTACGTGATTATTTGATTTCAAATACTACTCAAATACCACAATACTATCAAGCAACAGGTGATTCTAGAGAGGTTTACCCAAATAGAGGTGTTCAGTATTATACAGGATGGAACATATAAAGAAAACATATTACGGAGGTTACAAACCGAAGTCTAATAACGTGGTTAAGCTAGAGGCATACGTTAAAAACGCCAACATAGGCGATTTAAAAAACGGACTACCTAAAGGCAACACCACTACCACAAATAAAGTGCTTAAAAATAAACGCATTAGATAATGAATTATTCATTTTATAAAATAACAGATTTCATTGCTCAAGTTGCTAATGGGCACCCACACATCAAAACGTTTCAAATGGGAACAATTGATGAAGCAGATACGTTTAAACAAACGCTATTTCCATTGTGTTATTTAGTTCCAGGCAACGCTGTTATTTCTGTAAATAGTGCTACTACGTTTAATTTTACTTTAATTGTTATGGATAGAGTTAATGATGTAGCTAATGAAGGATTAGTAGACAAATACTCTACTATTGAATGGGATTATAGAGGTATAGATAACCTTAATGATGTATGGAATGATACATTATCAACACTTAACGATGTTATTTCATTTATCCAGCGTAACGCAGAGTCAAACGCTTACAACATATATGAAGAAATAACTTGTGTTCCTTTTAAAGACAGATTTGACAATACATTAGCTGGTTGGGCTGCTGAAATGGTAGTAGTAATGCCTAATGATAAACCTGCTTGTGAAATAACATTATCATAATGGCTGGACGTTTTCTAAAACAAAGTGCGCAACTAAACACTTGGGCTAATACAGTTAAAAGTAATGCTGTTAGAAACTTACAGGGTGTAATTAGAACTAAAAGCACTGGTTCATTAGCACGTTCACTTAGATTTTTCAAACGCGATAGAGGTAATACAGTTAGCCTAGAATTTAGTATGAACTGGTATGGTATAGACATACTAGAGGCATCATACCCATCAGGTAAAAAATGGGGTAGAGGTAAATTACAACGTGCTAAAAGAGCACAACCTTGGTTTACCCCAGCACTAAATGGTCAATTAGACGAATTAGCAACATTTATTGAAAACGAAATAGCAAAGGATTTAGAATCGATTATCAAACCATAAAATGCGTGTTTTTGGGTTATAATGGCAAAACGCGGATTTAATGGCAATCGTAATAAATCAAGTTCCAGCATCAGCATCACTAGCGCAATCTCCCGTTGCGTTTTCAGTTAGTGAGAGTGCGGCACTATATTCCAATTTAGGATTCGTATACACAGCCAATTTATATTATTGGTCAGGTAGTATATCGAATAGTGGTTCATACAAATATCAATTACAGAAATATCCTAACGCTGCTAACTACGGCATTTTTGATTTAAGTAAAATATTATCATCAACGTTTAAAAACAATGCCTATGCTAATCCAAGTGATATTAGGTATTTTAAGGTTGATTTTAATTACCAATATCAATCAGGTAGTCAGTATATAACAGGTAGTAATACTACATCAAGCTTATATTATGCTTTAGATGGTTATTTGTTATCTCGTAATCAAACAATTGGAACTGAATTAAACCAAAATACAGTATTTTATCCATTCTTAACAGATGGTCCACAATCACAATCAGCATTAGCTAGCGATTGGGGAAATATCGGGATTTGGAGAACAAATCTTGCTGGCACATCAGCACCTACAACTGCCTCATATACAGCATCGTATACTAATGGCACAACAGCAAGTTTTGCTATACCATTAACACCTATTGCCTCTGGTAATCCAACTACTGAGTTAGTTGAATTAGTGCCATTTGGACCTCAAACAATTGCTGATAATACAACAGGTTCATTTAATAGTTCATTATTAAATTCTTATACAATTAGAGCCTATGCTGGTGGAACAGCAGTTGGACAACCAATATATGTTAAAATATTCTGTGAGGCAAAATACACGCCAATTAGAATTCAATGGAAAAATAGATATGGTCAGTGGGATTGGTTTACATTCCCTAAAGTAAATAGAAAAGGATTTAAAACTAAATCACGTGACTATCGCCCTCAAGTAGGTAGTTGGAACTCATCAACATTACAATACAATGATTATGAATCAACAATTCAAAAATATGTTGTTGATACTGATGAGACTTTATTAGTTAATACTGATTGGTTACCAGAAACATACAATGAGGCTTTTAAGCAATTGTTAGTATCACCAGAAATATACCAAGTAGAGGATAATGGTAATTTACTTACTCCTCTATCTATTACTACAAGTGATTTCCAAATCAAAACAGTAGTAAACGACCAATTAATTCAATATTCATTTAGCTTTGAAGTTGGTGAATCTTATAAATTAGTATTATAATGGGTATAGCAGCAGGAAAATCGTTTAAAGCGAAATTAGTTTCAGGAAATGTCTTCCTTGATATGTTTAAAGAGGAAGATGTAAAGGTATCTAATAACATTACTCAGTTATTTGATTTAGGTGCTGTGCCATCTAACTTCGCTCAAAACTTCACATTACCAGCTACATATAAAAACAATAATTTTTTCGAGAATGCTTATGATATCAGTATTGATTTCCCAGAGAATTTCAATACCAATCAAAAGGTAGATGCGTATTTGGATTTTGATGGCATCTATGTTGTTAGCGGATATATTCAGTTATTAAAAGTAAATATCAAAGACAAATATATTGACTCATACGAGATTAGTTTATTTGGTCAAGTATCTAAATTCAATAGAGACATTAACTTAAAATTCTTAACTGATTTAGATGAATTAAGCATTTATAACCATACAGCATCAATTGGTAACATTACAGCATCGTGGAGTAATGAATTATTTAGTGGTAGTATAGTTTATCCTATTGCTGATTATGGTAAACGTATTTCATATAACCCAGCATCATTAACAGCAATCAATAACCCAAGTGGTGGATTGTTTGTTCAGGATTTTAAACCAGCAATTAAGGTTAAAAATGTTTTAGATGCTATATTCACTGACTTAGGATACACTTATACATCATCATTTTTAAATCAAACTTGGTTTGATGATGTTTATATGATATGTAACTATCAAGGTCAGTATCCAATATTTGCTGAACGTAATTTAGATACATTTAACCAATTTAAGGTTAGACAATTTATTAGTGATTCAGCACAAGATATAAGACAACCTATTGCTTATAATAGTAGCACTACTTTAACAAATATATATAATGGACAAGAATACAATTACAATAACGCTTATCAAACAGCTAAATTCTATGTTCCATTTACATCTAGTATTGATTTTACATTTAATATGAGTTTGGAATATGGACCAACTGGTTCTAATCCAACAGGAAGTGGCGGACCACAATTTACAATTCAATTCCAAAACATAACTTCATCCGTTATTAAAACGGCTGATTTACCTAGTATTAACTCTAATATTGCTATTCAGGTAGGTAGAGTTACAGCAACCGCTAAAACACAAATTAAACAACCAGAATCGTTTAAAGTAACATTAAACGGACCAGCACATTATACAGCAACACTTAATTCAACAGCACTTAATGCTGTTACCAATTTTAGTAGTTCGCTTGATTTTGATAATAAAAATAATTCATTCCTATCACTTGATAGTATGAATAATGCTGCTGATGGATTAGTAATGGATATTCCATCTAATATGCCGTTTGGTAATAGTGGAATCAAATATGTTGATTTTATACGTTCATTACAAAAGAAATTCAACCTAATTATTTATGCTGATAAGCGTAATAATAATCAATTTATAATTGAAACATTTAACGATTGGTATAATAGAGGTAGAGTAGTTGATTTTGACCAATACGTTCAAACAGAACAACAAATACAAGTAATACCAGCTAACACTTTAGCATACCAAAAATTATCATTTAAAGATAAGAGTGAGGTTGACTATTATGGTTCGTTATTTAAAACTCAATCAAATAGAGAGTTTGGACAAGAATTCTATGTTGATACTACAAACCAATTCTCGCAAGGTGAATTTAAAGTAGAAACAATGATGGGTTCATCTCCATTAGTGTTACCTGCTGATACATTATTGTCTGGTTCAACTAACGTGTTAGAAATACCTGCGTTTGTAGCTGACCAAAACTATAAACCAGCAACAGTATTTCCACGTATATTCTTTTACAACGGACAGAGAAATGTTGAGGGATATTATTTATTTTTTAATCCTAATACTTCGCTGTCATACAACGTAGCACCTCACTTTGGACACTACAATAATGCTATTCCAACAACTGGTTCTCGTTCATTATTATTCTTGAATGAAACACCTAATTTTGGAACAACACCAGATGAATCATTATACACAAAATATTGGAGCACATACATTTCATTATTGTATAATCCAAAAACAAGAATGATTAATGCTAAAGCAGTTATTCCAATTGCTGAGTATTTTGATATAGAATTAAACGATGTTGCTTTCTTTAGAGGCAACCATTATCATATTCGTGCGATAAACAATTATTCACTTCAAACAGGTGAATGTGATATTGTGTTGTTAGGACCAGTATTACCAGATACAATAGCGGGTGCTCAATATGGTGTATTCCCTGACCCAGGAGAGGATAGTAATTATTCACAAGCAATATTGCGTCCATTCTATCAACAACCTTAATCTATGGCAGTAAATTATACAGCATCAATTTGGACTTTAGTAACATCGTCAGCAAACGTTCCTCCGTTTGACCCGAGCCTTTATACATTAAAAGGAACTATTGATAATACTTCACACACTCAACCAGGTAATCCTTATTTGTATCCTATTAATTTGACTATAGGACAAAATTTATACACAGTATTTACTGCTCCAAGTGGTGCTACTGAAATTCAGCGTTTATGTGTATCAATGAGTTTTGAATATGAACCATCTTGCCCAGGTAATAATCCTTGGAAAGTATATGCTAACTTAAGAAGTGGAAGTTGTGCCGCTAGTGGAAGTGCTACTTGGCAAGGTGCTGTTTCAGTAAATGTTCAATATCAAGCTGTAGATTCTAATAACAATTATTATTATGGAGATATTGAAATATTCAATGGTCAAAGTCAAGGAACTGATTGTATTGATGTAAATGGATATGGAAGTTTAGTTAATGCTACTGCTGAAATTATCAATAATGCTGATTTAAATTATGTGGTTGACCCGTGCTCAACTTGTGGACAACCTGACCAATTATATTTTGATAATGAATATGCTGTTGTAGTTCCTGCTTCTGTTACTTCATCTACTTATCCAGCTCAAATAATTGCTATAAGTGGTTCAAATTATGCTATAAAAGTTAGTTCATCAGTTGATGGATTAATAGCAAACGTTGATACTGCTATAGGATGGATTGGAACTAATACTCCTGTTTATTATACTGCCTCATTTGGTTCAACTTATTATAGCACAGCAATTAGTGCTTCAATTCAACGTAATAACTGCTCAAGTGGATATGAGGGTTCGTATGTGTTATACACATTACCTGCTTCACATTCATCAGCAACATCATCTCAAGTAGATGCTCAAAACGCAGCACAAGCATATTTTAATAGCACATCACAATCATATGCTAATACTTATGGTATTTGTTCACCAACAGGTTCAACAGTAGATGTTTATGCTAAATTTATCAATACTGAAGCTACATTACGATATAGTATAAATGCGGGTTCACCTGTAGTAATAGATGTAATCGATAGTCTTTCTTGTATTTATTGGGTTCAAATTGTTTGTGATGCTGGTGATTCAATAACATTTGATACAACAGCAACAAATGCTATATCGGGTAATTCAACTGGTGCTTGTCCAGCAAACGCAGCAGGATGTGATTACACATATGTAGTTAATTCAGGAACAAATAGTGTGTATATCACAGTAAATGGAGCAATAAGTTGTTAATTAAAATATAATTAGAAATGTTTATAAAAACGATAGAAATAGAAACCACAATAGCGATGCTAAAACAAATGCCTCATTTAAAAGGCAAGTATATTAGTTCAGCTAAAGGATGGTGGTATCTAAATTTACCAGTTTGAACCGACAAATAAAGGATACTAAAATCGCCTTACAACAAGCTGCTGAGGCGGGTGATACTGTTAAATTCAACAAGTTAAAAGCTCAACTTGATGATTTAGATGATTCACTTGAAAAAACAACCCTCCAATCAAAGCAATTTGACGATGCGTTAGCTGGTTTACCTGGTCCTGCTGGTGCGGCTGGTAATGCTATCAAAGGAGTAGATGGTGCTTTTAAATTATTAGTTGCCAACCCAATTGTAGCTGTAATCGCTGCTGCGGTTGGTATATTTTTAGCATTAAAGAAATCACTTGAATCAACTGCTGAGGGACAAGCTACATTAAATAGGGTATCATCAGCATTTTCATCAGTATTAGGCCCTATACTTGCTACATTAGAAAAAGTTGCTGTTCCATTATTTAATGGATTAGCATTTGTAATTGAAAAAGTAGGAGCAGCATTTGCCTTTTTTGCTGAAAAATTAGGTATTGCTCCTGAAAAAATTAAAGAAGCAACATTATCAGTAGATAAAGTCCAACAAGAAGCAAATAAACAAGAAGAGGAAAGACAAAAAGAAGCACAAGAAGCAAGAGATAAAGCAGAACAAGAACGTCAGCAGAAAGCTAAAGAAGCAGCTGCTAAACGTAAACAAATACAAGACGACGCAAATAAAATCCTTAATGAGGCTGAATTATCATTACTTGATGATAGAAATAGACAATTAAAGGAACGTGAGCAACGTTATGAAGATGAAAAGAAGAGATTAAAATTGGCAGGTGTAAAAGACTTGTCTAAATTTGAAGAAGAATATAGACGCGATGTAGCAGCAATCAATCAAAAATTTGATGATGATGAGGCTAAGAAAGCAGAGGATAAAGCCAAGAAAGCAATTGATGACAAGAAAAAACAATTAACTGAACAATTCAACGAGGAGAAATTAGCACTTGAATTACAAAGGTCTCAAGGCTTATTAAGTGAAGAAGATTACCAATTAGCATTATTTAACATTAAGAAAAAATATGCTGGTGATGCCGCAGCGTTAACACAAGCTGAAATTGATGAAAATAACAGACAAAAAGAAATAGCAAAACAGAATGCTGTTACTGAGTTTGAAGATAAAAAAGCTACATTACAAGCTGAGATAACTGAAGCATCAACTGGCCGTGCTTTAACATTCGCAGAACAAAGAAGTTATTTTGACAAATCACGTGAGTTAGAAAGAGAGGGATTAGTTGCTGGTAAAGCATCAGCCGCTCAATTACTTGCGTTTGATAAGGAAACTTCTAAGGCAAGAACTGAATTAAAAAGAAATGAAGAGGCAACTAAATTAGCTATTGTAAGTGATGCGCTTGGAACTATCGCAGATGCTGTTGGTAAAGAAAGTGTTGCTGGTAAAGCATTATCTGTAGCACAAGCCGTAATTAATACTTACGTAGGTGCGAACAAAGCTCTTGCTACTTATCCTCCTCCATTTGGTGCGATAGCAGCAGGAACTGTAATTTTGGCTGGTTTACTTAATGTTAGAAAAATCGTATCAACTAAAGTTCCAGCACCTCCTGGTGCTAAATCAGCTCCTGCTGATACAAGTAGTTCAATAGCTGGTTCTGCTGGAGGTGGTGGTGGTGCTGCTGGAGCTCCACCTGCTCAAAACGTAGCAGCAAACTTAATTCCAGTAATAGGTGCTTCACAAGCATCAGTAGGTTCAGCAATCGCAAATACATTAAATTCAACATTCTCTCAAAATGTAAATCGCCCTGTTCAAGCGTTTGTAGTTAGTGGTGATGTATCAAGTGCTCAACAACTTGAAAGACGCCGTAACAACGCAGCACAATTAGGTGGTTAATTTTGGGTTATAATTATATATTATGAAAGACAATAAACAACTTAGACGCAAACGTAAGCTATACAAAATGGTAATGAACGAAGATACTGGTGGTGTAAGCGCCATTAGTTTAGTTCTAACACCTGCTATTATGAAGGAATTTGTCGCGCTTAGTAAAACACCAACTAAACGTGTTAATTTACAAGAAGACAAACGCATATTAGTATCTCCAGTATTAATCCCTGATTTAGAGATTCCACGTATGGATGAAGAAACAGAAGAAGAATACGACATCATATTTGGTAAAGAAGAGATAGCTAAAATAGCTGAAAATTTCCTAATCAATGGTAATCAAAACGAATCAACACTTGAACACGGAGAAGAAATTGAAGGTGTAAGTGTAATTGAATCGTGGATTAAAGAGGGTGAAGTAGATAAAAGTAAAGATTTTGGATTTGGTGAATTGTGGGCTAAAATTAAATCAGGTGAAGTACGTGGTTTATCTATTGAAGGTTTATTCGGCCACGAATTAGTAGAAAACGCTATGGTTAAAATGCGTGCTCAAAGTCAAGAAGCCAAGGCACAAAACGTTTTAAATGCTATCAAAAATATAATTGAAGATGATATTGACGAGGCTATTGATGCTGAGGTATTGCTTTCAATGATGAAAGGCATTATAAAAAAAGATGGTAGATTACGTGGTGGTAAAAAAGTTGAATTAGAATCTTATAATGACTATCCTGAAGCTGTATCTAACGCTGCTAAATCAGCGGTTGAATACGCAGAAAAAAATGGTTGGGGTAGCTGTGGCACACCAGTAGGAAAGATTCGTGCGCAACAATTAGCTCAAAAGAAACCAATTAGTGTTGATACAATTAAGCGTATGCGTGCTTATCTTATTAGATACGAGGTTGACTTAGAAAAATCTACTTCATTAAGTGATGGATGTGGACTATTGATGTATCAAGCGTGGGGTGGGCGTGATGGATTACGTTGGGCAACTTCAAAATTAAAGGAACTAGGTTTATTAGAATTATCTAATGAACAAATATATGGCAA